AGAGAAATTCATGGAATCTGTTGAAGAAGTAGACGGAAGGATTATTAAAGTAAAAGGTATTAATTCAGTAGGTTCTTCAATTGGTAAAAAAGAAACTTTGGAATTTAATCCTAAGTATGATTTGAAATTACTTGAAAAAGCTGATCCAGAACCAGATTCTAATGACGAGTTGAATGCTGCTAAGAATGATACAAGTGATGACTTGCCATTTTAATTAATTAATCTCTAAGTGTAGAGGTTAATTTCCTCTACACTTTTTAATACTCTTAATATGAACATTAAAAGAAGATTTAAAAGAGCATTATTTTCATTCTTTAAAGATGAAATTGAAAGTTCCTTAAATATAAATAAATTTCAAGAAGCTACTATTAACTATTATTCTGAACAAATAGATTTTAAAGAATTAGAGATAAAAATAAACTTTATAGATAAAGAATATCCGAATAAACCAGCCAATTATGTATATATGGAAAGTTTACTAGAAGCAAAAAGAAGATTATTCGATGAAGTTTGTAAATATATTAAAATAGATAACAAATCTATAATGGATGAAAGAATTTGGAATGCTAGGGAAATAAAAGCAAATTTATTTGTTGGTATACCCAATTAATATTTCTTTATATGAATCTAAACTTCAAAACTCTTAAAAAAGAATTAAATAAGAATAATATAGAGACTGAATTAAGAAAAAAAGGATTTAATGAATATGATTTAGCTAGATATTATATCCCAGGATTTAAAAAGTTTAATACGCATTTTAAATCTGATATTAGATCTGATGATAAAAATAATTCCATGATTTGTAGAATACAGAATGGAAAATTGTTAATATCAGATTTTGGATATAAAATAGGAATGAATATTTACAATTATTTAATTGAGAAATATAACTTCAATGGTAAAGATGCCTTTTTTCACGTTTTAAACATGATTAGAGAGGACTTTAAATTAGATAGTATATTACCATTAAAAGATAGTAAATCTCCTAATACAGCTCATCCTATAGCATATAATGAAGAGATTAAAGAAAGTTCCTTGCCAGTTAAAATTGAAGTTAAAAGAAGAAGATTTGAAGGTAAAATAAATTGGACTTATTGGGATGAAGAATACTGGGAATCTTTTGGGATATCAACTAAGAAATTAGAGGAGAAAGGTATTGCTCCATTAGAAAAGTTTTGGATAACTAACTTTAATAAAGATGGAATCAGAAGAGAATATAATGTTGAGAAAGAATTATGTTATGTATATCCATTCTATAGAAATTCCAAAGGTAGTTTTATGTATAAAATCTATTTACCTTTAGGGTTTAAAGGAAACAAAGATTTCAAATGGATTTCTAATGTTAATAAAAAAGTTGTACAAAACTATCAATGTATAGATAAAACTGGAGAATTATTAATAATACAATCTTCCTTTAAAGATACAATGTTAATGGAAGAATTAATGCCAGGATTAAATGTAGTATCACCAAATGGAGAAGGAATATGGTTCAATAAAGATGTTTGGAAAGATTTATCTTCAAGATATATATACAAAGTTCTTTTTGCAAATAATGATTACCCAAAGAATCCTAATCCAGGATTAGAATTTGCAAGAAAGCATTCTTTATTATACAACATTCCTTTTGTATGTACTCCAGATAATACAACAAGTGATATTTCTGATTATTATAAGAAATATGGTAAGGAGGAAACCATTAAGTTCCTTAATAAAATCTTTGATAACATTAACCTCATACTATATGAATAGATATTTCTGTGTTTATTATAACACAATGGATAGAACTAAAGTATCCAAAGAGAACAAGATTACAAAAGTTATTGAGACAGAAAATTGGACAGGGTGTCTTGATAAAATAAACAATGAATTTAATTGTAAGTTTATAAAATACATTCGTGATTTGGAAAATCCAATACCATTAATTAGAAATATTGAATTAACTGAAATTGAGATGGATAATAATGAGAGATTAAAATTCCAAAATAATGACTGAACAAGAATTTGAAGATGCTATTAAACATCCTAAAACATATTCTTCTAAACAAGAGACTATTGATGGAATTTATCCTATAGTAGAATATGCAATTAAACATTTGAATATGGTTGTTAATATAAATGGTAGACACTTCGATTTATCTAAAATTATAACTAACAAACCAGATATAAATGATGAAAAGAATGTATTTGCTATGTTTATGTTGTATAATAAATTAATTGGAGAACCTGTAATACAAACTATAATTAATAAATAGATGAAAAAGAATATAGATATTTTAAAAGAGGTTGAACCAGAATTAAAGAGATTTACCAAAATATTTAAAACTGCTTTAGCCCAAACAGAGGGTGTTTTAGAATATGGAAGTCCTAAATATTTTGCAGCAGTTAAAAGAGCAGCATTAGATTTAAAGCAGGAATTAACTAAAATAACTCAATCATCTAAATATAAATACGATGGCAAATACTAAAGGTCCGTCAACTGAGGAAACCTGGATGAAGATTTACTTTGAAGAATTACAAGAGAAAGGGTTTATTAAATCTTTAGAATATCAACCTGAGCCATTTATACTGTCTGATAAAGTTGAGATTCCATTTATGGAGCAATTAAAGACTAAGACTAAAATAAGCAATAAGACTTTAATTTCTAAGCACATATACACTATGGATTATTTGATAACTTGGGATGGTCCTAATAAATTTCATAAAGATATTAAAAGTGATTACTTTGAAAAATGGCCTTTATTTTTTTCAGATTCTAATAGAAGTTGTGTAGAAGTAAAAAATATTTGGGATAATAATAATATGAAAAGATTATTTACTACAAGAACTCAACCTTTTATATTTGAAAAATATAATATTTTTGTTAATTTAGTAGAAATCCCTAAAATCTTTGAATTAAGTTTTATCCCTAAAAAAATTGAAGAAGAATTTTATTATAAAAGAAACACAAAGAAAAATAAAATTGGAGAAAAAAAGTTTTCTTGGAAATATAGAATATTAGAAGATTTTATACTAAATTAATAATTTCCACCCATGTGATACTTTAGTTTTACCTTTACATAGGTCATATAAAGAAGATTCATTAAGATTATATTTATCTCTCATATCTGGTTTGGTTATATTAATTTCTTTTGTTCCGTCATCATGTATGAAAGAAAATAATTTGTATCTATTTGATTTTGCAAAGTTATCTTTATTTGTAACCCAATTCATATATATTATTTTTCTTTCGGAAACAAGAGCTTTTAATGCATTTGTAGAAAGGTTATATTTCTTAGACATGTCAAATCGTGTTATATTTAATTCAGATATTCCAGAACGGTGATAAAAATTATAAAGTACTGTTTGAGCATCATAATTTAATGGTTGAACGGAAGGGCTTTTTTCTAATCTCCAAAATTTAGCATACGTACGTTTACCAGATAATAGCCCACTCATTAAAGATAAAGATATGTTATATTTATTACACATTTCGTTGGAAGTTAATGTTTCCATTCTACCATCTTGATGGTAAAAGGTGTATATAGTATGATTATATGATGAAGATAATTTTCCTGTTAATCCAGGATTACCTGATCCACCAAATGTCATATTATATCCGAATCCATTTTTAAAATAAGAATTATATTTTTGAATATAAAATATCTCCATTTCTGAAAGAAGTTCTTTATCTCCTTCCCAAATGATAGACCATTCAAAAACATCTAATCCGTATTTTCTTAATGAATTATGAAAAATATGATTATCTTTCTTTTTAAATGCTTTATATATATGAGATGATTTTCTTTCTGAAAATTTTTGACTGGTTAATCCAATATAAATTTTATCATTTATAAGATTAACAACTTTATAAATTATACCTTTTTTCATAATGCAAATATACTAAAAATAAGAGACTTAAACAAAAAAATTAACAATATTTAAAATTAAATATGAACAGTTATAAACTAAATGGAATTGCTGGACATCTTACTAGAAAAGCAATTATTGAAGGATTAAATATTACTTTCACTGAGATTTATACAACAATAAAATCAATTGATGATAAAGGAATTATAATGACTAAAGATAATAAAAAATACAAATTAACATTAGTTGAATACAATGAAGAGAATAATTAGAAAGTTATTAAGACCATTATCCTTTGTAGGTTGCCCAAAGTGTAGAAAGCCTACATTGAAGAGAATAGAGAATTCTGATGGTAGTTTCTATTGGAAATGTACTAGTTGTTTATATGAATCTAAATTGAATAAGAGATGAGTAAATACAAAGAAAGAGCACTTCAAATATTAAATGAAGTATACGATAAAGGTTATAGATCTAATTATAAAACTAATTATCATGAACAATGTTGTATAGAAGCAATGTGTCAATTAGCTGAAGAAGTTGAAAAAGAATTTATCAATAAAGTAACTTCTGAAGGAAAAGATTTGGTAATTAAATACGGTTACACAAAAGAACAAGTAGAAGAATTACTTCAGAAACAAAGAGAGTTATCATCTAAAAACGCAAAACTCATACTATTTACACCATTTTCACAAGAAACTGATGGTGATTCAGTACGTTCATTTCATGTTCATGATAATTTAACGATTGATATTGATGAATATAGCATTCTAAATGCAAAACTTAAAATTGATTAATGGAAAAGATATTACGAAAAGTTAGTGTTAGTGAGAGATTACCAAACAGATTAGGTTATTATCCTACCAATAGTGGACTATTTATATTTTATCCAAATGAAAAGAATTTTTTTCATGATATAGAAAATATACCAGTTGCTAGTGTAGAATATTGGTATGAAGAAATTTCTGTTGATGAGTTAGAGGACTTTAAAGTAGCTGTAGGTAATTTAAATATGATTATTGAAATGGATGCTAAAAGCTAAAGAAAGGTATAAAAAAGCTTTAGATAGTTATTATGAAAGTAAAATTAACGAAGGTGTAAATGCTTCTGATATTTCACATAATAGATTAGTAAAAGCACTTAAAATAGCTGCTGGACTTAATGAGGAGGAAATATAAAATGCAAATATTCAAGATTAGACATAAACAATCTGGTAAATATTGGAATGGTCAAATACCTCAATTAGATAGAAGTTTTGAAAGTATAATCAAACTCTATTTTAATACTTCAGGATTTAATTGGGAAGATATTGATAGATTGAAAATGTATGTAAATCTCATTTGGAAAAAGAAATTTAAAGAATTCATCTTATCTGAATGTGAAATAGTTTGTTTTGAATTGAAAGAAATCAATAAAATAAGTTTCTTATGAGTGAAATTAAACCTAAAAAATCATTATTGGATATCATTGATGATTTAAGTGAATTATTAAAAGAGAGTCATAATTTCCATGAAGTAATATTTAATGGAGATAAAACAAATATTAGAATTAGTAAACCTGATAAAAAGGAAGAAAGTGAGTAATTTTTTATCTAAAAGTTTAATTCATGATATTGAGATATTACCTAATTTCTTCTCTGATATATTTAAAATTCCTGGACAGAATAAATTATTCATAACATTCTTATATGAAGATTTAGATTGGAATGATTCAAGGATTCATCCAGATATTATTGAAGAAATTAAAAATGGTTTCAAAGATTATGAAATTAAATTCTTTACTATAGATGAAATAAGAAAGAGATTTATTAAAACATGGTTTTATTCAATTGGATATAACAATTATCATTATGACGATATTATTATAAAAGAGATTCTCAGAGATAAATCTATTACTAATGATAAATTATATTCTATAAGTCAATCTCTTATTGGAGATAATAAAAACAAGCTTAAATATGATGAGACTTATATCAAGACAATAGATTTAATGAGAGTTTCAGGTTGTGATAGAATATATAAACCTTTAAAACAAACTGCTGCTAATTTAAAACATGATTTAATTCAGGACTTACCAAGGAAGTACAATGAAACTATTGAACCTTATGAAATACCTGAAATTCTTTTATATGAATTAAACGATGTTCTTATAACTGAGAAATTATTATTAGGTATTCCAGAGACTCAAACAAGTCTCACTATTCCTAAATCAGCTTATAGAGGATTACTTCCAGCAATAGAATTTAGATTTAGTATGGGAGAAAAATTTGGGATGGATTTATATAATAATAACAAATCCCAAATAGGTGAGAAATTAGCTCGAATATTATATAGTAGAACTTCGGGAAGAGATATTGAGGAGTTTAAAGATACCCAAACTAAAAGAACTCAAATTAAATACTCAGATGTTATATTTGATAATATTAAGTTTAAAACTCCTGAATTAAATGTATTCATAAATAAGTTACGGAAACTTGAATATAATCCTGAATTAAAGCCTGAGAAAGGTAAGAAATCCCCTTATATGGAACAATTCTATTTTTCATTAAAAATATTTGATTTAGTAATAGAATTTAAGCAAGGAGGATTACATGCTACACATGAATTTCAAACAACATTTGACAATGATAAAAGAAAAGTTGACATTGATGGGACATCGTATTATCCATTCTTATATACAAAATATCATATTGAGCCAGAACATTTAAAAGGATTTGTTGAATTTGTAAATTATTTAATTGAACTTCGTGTTAAATTTAAATCTGAAGGAGATAAAGTTTCTTCTAATGGAATTAAGATCCCAATTAACCGTTGTTTTGGTATAAATATAATCTAATAAATTTGATTAATTAGTATTTTTATATTATCTTTGTATTTTAAATAATACAAAATAATATGTTAATTTACAATAAATCAAGTGCTTTAATCCTTAAAAAAGGAATTTATGTTATTAAAAACATAATAACAAATAAAGTATATGTTGGTTCCGCTGCAAGAAATTTTATAGTGAGATATAATACCCATTATAATTTATTGAAGAAAAATCAACATTTTAATAAACATTTACAAGATTCTTGGAATAAATATAAAGAAGAAAATTTTCAATTTAGAGTTTTATTTATTTGTGAAAACAATTTATATCATTGGGAAAAAAGAGCTATTGATTTAACAAAAGCTTTAGATAATCAATTTGGATATAATATGAATTCAAATATAAATAATCCTCCAATACCTTCTGATGAAGCTAGAAAAAGACAAGGAGTAACTATTAAAAAAAGAAATCTAATTTCAAGAGAATATTTAAATAAATATAATTCTGGAGAAATTTCTTTTGAAGATATTCCAATTGAATACAACGGTATGACTAGAACAGCTATAAGTGCTAGAAATTATATGACTGGAAAAAAATATGATAATACATCACATTTTAAAGTTAAGCATACTATAACGAAAGCTTATTTAGAAGGTAGAAAAAAATATTCAGAACAGAAAAGAACTGAATTACCTAATATAAAAGTTATTAGTTTTTCTGGAAAAAATTTAGGTATATTTAGATCTTCTAAAGATATAGAAGAAATATCTCAAACTTCTCCAAATATATTTTCAGAATATATAAAAGGAAGATTTTCTAAACCAAGAAAAGGAAAAAATGTTGATTATTTAAGTGCTTTTTGGATTAATAAATCCATAAAAGATAGTACTTTATATAAAGGATTTGCATTTATAAAGATTATAATGCCGTCTGAGGAAGAAATTTCTCAGATTATTACACCTGAATTAAGCAAGGACGCTGAGATGCCAACTTGAACCGAAGGCTAAATATAACAATTTAGTCAGGGGCAACGCATAGATATTGAAACTAAAATAATTAAGACATTGACGAACCTGGGATTTCTATTACAGTATATACATAGGACATTTATGATCTACAATGTAAAAGAGATCATGTTGGGGGTTAAGCAGGTGTGATTACCTAGCTTCCCACAAGAAATAAATCAGCTTGTTAACTGGAGACAGTCAAACTTTCTTTGCTAGAAAAGAAATTAGTTTATCGAGAAGGAATCTAGTCAAGTTCCTTCGTTATTTTAGAATATAATATATCCACGAGTCAGGTGCATCTTAACAAGTAATGTTGAAGATGAAAACGTATGCTGGACTTATAGGAAAGTGAGAACTATAAGAAGTAGAGGATAAAAAGCCTTTACGATAACATAATCGGGCTATGGAGATAAAACGTCATGGATGTATGATGAATTAGCTTTATTGAAAACAACTCTAAATGGACAATTATTTCTATTAATGCTCATAGAAGAATTGTATTTAAATGATATTCATACTTTTTATGCAAATACTGATGGTATTACGATAGAAATTGATAATGAACAAGTTACAAAGTTTAATAAAATATGCTTAGAATGGGAGAAGAATACGCTAATGCAATTGGAATATACAGACTATAAAAAGTGTTATATCCGAGATGTAAATAATTACGTTATCCTAAAAGAAGATGGAGTTAAGTTAAAAGGTTCTTATGAATATACTGGTTATATTGAAAAATATGGTGAATTTGATGTTACTGGAAGTTTTAATGCTCCAATTATAGCTTATGCTGTAGTACAAAGATTAATCCATAATATTTCTTTAGAAGAAACTATTATGAACCATACGGATATTTATGATTTCTGTATTGCTAATAAAACAGGTTCTCAATTTAAGAATTGTTTATTTGAAATAAATGGAACTTCTTTTAAAGAAGAATATATTCAACAATCCATTAGATATTACATTTCTAAGAGTAATAATAAATTATTCAAAGTTAAAGCTAAGAGTGAGACTGAATTAGAGAGTTTGTTAAAGAAAGGTAAAACTAATGTTAATTCATACATCTTATCTGATAAAATATTTCCTTATAAAATAATTCATACTTATTCAGATGGCAAAAATATTTATGTAATTGAACATGGAAGTTTATTTGTAGATATTTTCAAAGAGTGGTTACATTACGATGATGTCTGTGTAGGTAGGAATATTACCTTATTTAACAAATTTATAATGAAAGATATGATAGATTATAATATTGATTATAATTATTATATTGAAGAAGCATATAAATTAATTAAAAACTTTAAAGTATGAATGAAGAATTAGATGAAATAGAAGATACTGAGGATGAACCTTGGATTGAAGCAGAATGGTGTGAAGATTGTATGCAATCTGCTGAGGAAAATGGAATTGAATATACTCCAGATTTTACTTGGAAAGATGGATCTTGGACATGTGATCATTGTGGAGGATATTGTTAATGAAAATAAGATTTATATTTAGTTTTCAAAAACCACTATATAAATGGTGGTTTTTTCAATTTACTCCATTTCAAATTAGATTTTATGGATTAAGTTGGAAATGGAAATATGAAGCTATTAGAGTTGAGAGAATTCCTAGTTTAGAAATTACAATATTAAATTGTGAATTAACTTGGTATTTTGGTTCTGATATGTATTGGGAGAAGAAACTTAGTTTAAAACACGGTAAAACTGAAGAATGGAGGAGTGAATAATATATGACTAAACAAGAAATAGAAAAGTTATTTTTAGAAGGTAAGCCAGTTACAAGTAAATTTCATATTAAATCAGTAAAACATTATTGTGATAACATTCAAATTACAAGTACGCAATTCTCTAATTTAATTCGTAAATTCAAAGATAAATACGATTTAAAAAATGAATATGGCGGATTAACAACACATACTTATACGTATAAACCAGATTCAAATGGATAAACTTACAACAATTGATGGTTCATCCTTAATCTATTCAGCATGTTATAATGTATCCGTTAAAGAATCTTCTACAGATGATTTCTCAAAATACAGAGATACATTGGATTATTATATTGATAGTATATTAAATGTAACTAAAGCAGATAAATATATTATATTTGGTGATGGTTCTACTTCATATAGAAAGAAGATGTTTGATACATTTAAAGCTGATAGAGAAGTTAAGAAACAGTATGTTAAATTCAAATATGACTTACTTGAATATGCTAGAACTAAATGGGAAGCTTTTAATCATCCTGAATTGGAATCAGATGATATGTGTTTAATTACACATAATCAATATAAAGATGAATATGATATTACTATTGCTGCAATAGATGGGGATTTGAGACAAGAAGCCGCTAAATTCTTTAACTATGGAATATTTCGTAAGAAAGATTATAGAATTGAAGATGGATTTGAAATAATTACTCCAGAACAAGCTGAATTTAACTTATGGAGACAAGTTCTTATAAAAGGACATAACAACAAGTTAAATTATTTAGAAGGATGTGGTGAAGGAACTGCTGAGAGCTATTTAAAAAAGTTTAGCGTATCTCAATATAAATTTGCTGTTTTAAAGGCTTATATTGAAGGAATACCTAAACAGGATGGAATAAAGAGAGTTATAGATGGATATGGATTAAATAAAGGAATTGATGAATTTAATAAATCTTTTAAACAAACCTATTTATTTAGAAACTCAGATGAATTAACTGAATTTGGAATTTCTTTCGAAATTCCGGAATTTAAAACTAGAATGTATGGAGGAATTACAAATTCAGAAGAAACCACAGCTTTTTAGTGTGGAAGTATTAAGTGCGAAAACAATACTACTGTTACCTAAAACACCAGTGAGTACAATACGATTAGATAAATATCATTTTAAAACAATTAATTTTACAAACTATTCAATCAATATTGGGGATAAAATTCATTTTAAAACAAATTCTCAAGACACTTATTATAAAGCTAATTTTATTTATAAAGAAGATAAAAGTAGACTTAGAATAAATGAGTTTGAAAGTAATGTTAGTTCTGCTTATTTCTTACCTTTATTGAATATTAAGAAAGATTATTTATTAATGGAACATAATTTCATTAATTGTTATTATCAACATTATAATTTCAAACATAATGATGGAGAATATTTGTATTTAATATATAGATATTCACCAATAACGTATTATGCTAAATTTATAGATATTCTTCAAAAGCAAGATAATTGTATTCAATATTTAAAGGATGTTAATGATAATAGATTTGACTGTTTTGTATTTAAAATAATTGATGAAATAATAATGGATGATATTAAATTAATATTAAATGGTAAATTTTCACATATTAGTGATAAATCTAAATCTGTAATTCTAAATTTCCATAATCAAAATAAACCTGATTCACCAATATCGCAAATACTTAATAAAGGTGAATTAAGAAGAAATGAATTAGAAGAATATTTTGGATGTAAGATGCCGGATAATATTGATTATGCTGAGAAACCTAAAATAAATGAGGAAAGATGGCAAATTTGATAATAAAAGAGTTTAAAATGAAAGATCTTACGCCAGAAAAGAGTAAGATTGTACAAGAAACATTATTTAAGAATGGGTATAAATGGAACAATACAAGTACTCAAGTTATTTGTACAAATTCAAAACAGTTATATCTTGAGGATAATGAATTAACACATGAAATAGATAATTTACCTTATTTCAATAACTATATTGAATTACCAGAACTAACATTTGAAGAGTTTGAGAGAATGTATGTGAATAAAAACATAAAATTTAAAGTAGGCGACTGGGTTATTAGAAAAGATTTAAAAGTTTGTAAAATTGTTAACATCCATAACAGTGGAAACAGATTTGAAGATCAAGATAAGATTCATAATAATGTATCTGATATAGTAAGATTGGCTACAGAAGAAGAAGTTATTGAAATTACTGGAGAATTTGTTTTACCAGAACAATGGTATGTTACTGTTACTAAAGAAAATAAACATATTTTGAGTAAATGGAGATGGCCCCATTTATCTGATATATTAGAGGAAGGTTATATTGTTGGAATATCTAATAGGTTTAGTAAACAAGGTAAAGAACATAATGGTAAATATGAGAAATATTTTGGAGAGGAAATAACTTTTGAACAATTCAAGAAATATGTACTTAAAGAACCTAGTAAAGAAGATTTATTAGCTGAGGCTAGAAAACTCTATCCTATTGGGACTAAAGTATGTAGAGAAAGTGGAAATGTAGTAGAAATATCATCTATTCCAGAATGGCATGATCATTGGAATTTTGCAGGTATAAAAGAAGGTATAGAGGTAAGATTTGCTAGAAATGCCTTTGGCTATAGCGGAGGACTTATTTGGGATGATAAAGATAAAAAATGGGCTGAAATAGTACAAGATACTTTAAAAGTTAGTGATTTAGTTGAAGGTGAGATTTATTATACAAGAGGTTGGATACATGATAAAGTAGACTCTAATGATTATAAATGCAATAATACAGCTTTACATGCTAAAACTTTAAATTTTTATAATAAATGTGCAGCTATACTTGATATAAATAACCATCCTAGTAGAATAGCAACTCAAGAAGAAAAAGACTGGTTAAATTACTGCATAAAAAAAGGTAAATTTGTAGATAAAGAGACAGCATTAAAAAGTAAAGAAATGAAATTTGAAGTTGGAAAATGGGATTCATTAAAAGCAGATCACATTGATATCAATGATAAATGGTTCCTAAAACTAAAAAAAGAATCTAATATTAGTTATATTGGTGAATATTGTAATAGAAAGTATGTTGAGAAAGGTAGTTTTGCTAAAACATTAAATTACTCCTTAGTAGAATTAACAGATTTATCAGAAATTCAACAGTATTTACCTGACGGACATGTGGATAAGGTTAAAGATTCTTTTATTTTACCTAAATATTGGTATTGTGAATTAAATGATTCATCAAAAGATATATTAAATTATTGGAGAAAACATATTATTAAATATTCTGATACCGACTGTCCTGGCAAATATATTTGTGAGGAGGGAGCGCTGTTAGAGGGGTGGTGGAGGGAGGTAGAGATAACCTTCCAACAATTCCTATCTCATGTTTGGAATGGTAAAGAATATTATGATAGTATTAGAACAAATGTTTCAGAAACAGTCAATAAAGATTGGTCAGGTTTTCACTTTCCAAAAAATCATTTGGATGCATTAATATATGGAACATCTGATAAAGATTTGAAATCATCTAAATCCAATGGATTTAAATTATTAGTACCTTTAGAAAGAAAACCTAAACCTTTAGGAATTAAAGGTAAGGTTGAAATTAAAATTAATAAAATTAAACAATTAAAAATTAAGTAATTATGGCAAAAGTAAAAGAAGAAGTAAAAGAGTATGCTATTATAGCAAAATTGAAAGAAAATATGGGTAAATCTATTGAAGATTTATATGTTGAACAATCAATTGATAGTTTAGAAGATACAATTATAGGTTGTAATGAACAAATAAGTCACTATAAAACATCCCGTATTCCTTCTGCTGAAAATGCTATTAAGAGAGCTGAAAGAGAAGTTATTAAAGCTAAAAAAGAGTTAGATAATGTAGAAAACTCAATTGCTAGAAATTATGAAACATACGTAGATAATTGTAAAGTGGCTGAAAAGAAATTGGATAAAGCTGATTTAGCATTATCTGAAACTAAATCAAATTTACAATTTGAAAATGATTGTTTAGCAAAACACGAATATAATTTAGCTAAATTAACAGCAACTGTTTAATAATAAAGGGGATAATATTTCCCCTTTTAAATTTAAAATATGGATAATATAAGTGGAAGTGCTAATTGGACAGTATGTGATACTCCAGTTAAGAAAAAAGTTGTTGAAGAAATAGAAGTTAAAGAGAAAATACCATATATTTCACCTGATTTAACAGCTTTAAATAACTTAATTGTAGAATTAGAGGATAAATATAAATTAACTCCTAAGAAAGAAGTTAATGATGCATTATTGTATTTAAATTTAGCTGGAAAGTTATTATGATAAATTTAATCTCAATTTCAGGACGTGCTGGCTCAGGAAAAGATACAGTTGGTAAGATAATACAATATTTTACATGGTTAAGTAAACGTGATATACAAAAAAAAGATTTAAATGAATTTCAATCTTGTGAATATTGGTTAGAAAAAAATACAGTTCAAGGTTGGGGTGATATATCTGGAATCGGTTGGGGATGCTCAGAATACCAAATAAAGAAATTTGCATATGCTGTTAAACAAATATGTTCTATTCTTACTGGAATACCTGTCAAAGACTTTGAGAAAGAAGAAGTTAAAAGTAGTTATTTAGGAGTAGAGTGGCAAATTAAAGATAAAAATAAAGTGTCTGTTGATACAGGAAAAATAGGGGGATACTGTTACACAGTAAGAGAACTTCTTCAAAAAGTAAGTACAGATGCAATGAGAGATGTTATACATCCTGATGTTTGGGTTAATGCTTTGATGAAAGATTATAAATTAGCAGATGATTTATTAGAATCTCTTGAAGGGATTCCATATAACTATGATCATGAAAAAAGTTTATTGCCTAATTGGATTATAACAGATGTTAGATTTCCTAATGAAGCTAAAGCTATCAAGGACAGACAAGGAATTGTTATTAGAATTAATAGAAATCCAAAAAATAAATGGATAGATAAAGCAGAATGGGATTTTCATACTAAAGGTATAGAACCACATGTTAGTGAAACAGCATTAGACGACTACACTTTTGACTACGTAATAGAAAATGATTCAGATATACCTTCTTTAATAGAGAAAGTGAGAGAAATGTTAATTTATTTTAAAATTATTAATAATGGAAGAATTAGCTAAAGTTGGTGATATAATAGAATGGACATTTTCTAATGATCCAGGTTGGATTGGAACTATTTACGAACAATATATGGGTAAAACATTTCAATCTAAAGTAATGTATATTAGTACTGATGATGGATTTTCAAGTAATGATATATTAGAATATGGAGTTTATACTGACTATGGTCAAGATTATATTCCTCATGATCAATGTAAAATAATTAAAGGAAAAGAAGATGGAAATAAAGTATAAAAATTATATCTTGATTCAAGATGGTAATCATTTTGATTTATATAAAGATTGTGAAAGTATCAAAAAAGATACTAAGGAAGTATATGTTTCAAGAAAAGATATCGGATATGGTTATAATTTAGAATTTGCTATAACTAGAATTATCAATGAAGAATTATCTAATAAAGATATAACTGTAGATTTAAAAGAGTATATTTTGTTATATAAGCAAGAAAGAGATGAAATAACTAAATCACTAAATTTATGAGAAAAATTCTAAATAATATTGATAAGTTAATTAAATTTGCAAAAAATGTTTCCACAATTGATGAAAAGTTAATTGAAACATGGCATATTGTGAGATTTAAAAAGAAACTTAAAAAGATTAAATCTAAGTTAGAATATCTGTATAAAACATCTGTTACTTGGACTGTAGAAGATTTTGAAACTCAAGCTTCTGATTTAGAAGGCTTCTATAATAAAGAAAATATTTATGATAGAAGTAAATTTCGATATACTTTAGAATTAATGATTATAGAACATGATGCTAATATTGGAATATCTTGGGATACGATTGTTATGTATTTAAATGCATATTGTAAACATGAATAATGGAATATAAGATTGGAGACTGGTTTAATGTAGTTGAGAACAAAACATCTGGTTGTAAGTTAAAAGTTGGTGAAATTTATAGAGTTAGTGGTGTCCGCTGGGGTGGGTTTGTATTACAAACAGGTCTACATGGAGGAGAAATTTATGAATCTAATGTTAGACAAGCTACTCCAGAAGAAATTGCTAAAGTAACAGGAATTAAAATTAATGAAAATACTAATATGTCACACATAAAAAAATATAAAGTAGGAGAAATAAAAGGAATTTTAGAAGGGATATATAATGATCCAGTTATAAGAAGAACAACTGTACCTTTATTTATGTCAAACACGGGACTCGGTAAAACTTATGTTATACAAGAATTTATGGAAGAAAAAGGTGTGTATAAACCACCATTTGTGCTTTCTCAAAGGATGCCTTTTGAAGTATCCGGTATGGCATTAGTAGACAAAGAAAAAGATATTATGAAATATTATGATTTTGATTTCTTATTAGAATTAAAAGATGGAGATATTTTATTTATCGATGAAACATATAATGCTAATCCTTTAACCTTAAGTGCGTTTTTAACATTCTTAGAAAGTAGGATTATGATTAGTGGTAAAAAACTACCAGATATTATGATAGTTGCAGCAGCTAATCCTCAAGGTAAACCTGTATTAACTCCTCAAATTCATAGAAGATTTCTACAATATGACATTGTATTTGATGATGCTTCTTGGAAAAACTTCTTAAGTAAGAAATTCTTTATGCCAAAAGAAGTATCAAGCAAATTATGTAATTTAATTAAAAATGAGGATTTTACAGGATATAATTACGACACTTCTGCTGATTTAGATAAAGCTATAGAAATGATCATTAAAGGAATACCTACCCCTTATGACGACATCATTCCTATGTTAAATACGTTAATTCAAAATCCAATTAAAGGTAGAGTCAAATTAAATAAAAATAAATATTTAGAAGAAAATGAAAATATTTCTTGGTTAGAATTAATAAAACTAAAAAAATGAAAAAGTAATTGTATGGAAATATTACAAAGTAAAAAGTTTAAATTACCTACGTTATATTTTATAACAGATAGAAAAGAGATTAATGAATTACCTATAGGAGTACCTTTTTTCTATGGTGATGAGAGAATAAAAAATAAAATTATAAGGTTACTGGAATATGAAATTATATATCAAAAAGCTTTAAAAACAGGATTACCTTTTAATTTTAAGATGTTATTAATAGAAGCAGGATTTACAAATATTAAAGATTTTGATTGGGAAGATACTGTTTATATGGAATATGTAACAGATGATGTAATTGAATTATTTGATTCTAATAATGATTTAAATATCGATTCCTTTGATGTAAATAGTTCAGTATTTGAAGAGTATATTGAAGATGGAGTGGCTTATGTTGATATTCAAAAGATAAAAGATTTAAATGTGTTCCCAACATGGTTTGTAGAAAATATTGAAAATGCTATTTCTACAAATATACATAACTTTGCTGTGTTTAACAGTAATATGTATAATAAGAAATTAGAAGGAATGTATGGGGGACTAGATTTAACTTCTCCAGATAGGAATTTACTTAATATGGATTGGTCATCATCTATTCCTAAAGCAATAGCTACATCTACGGCAATATTAGCTAAATGGATGGCTGAAACATTCTATTGTGATATTATTATAACTGCTCATAGTACAATATTTATTCCATATGAAGAGATACATAATATAAATATGGATGAATTATATGAGAAATATAATGGTAATCAGGAATGTAAAGAATATAGGAGACTTATAACTTCTGATGTAAAACATTATAAAACATGTATTATATTTGGAGATAATCATTCTGTATGTGATAGTTGGTGTGAGGATACTAAGGTGATAAGTGCTAAAGATGGTAAGAAATTATGTAAGTGGAAAATAGACAAGTTGATTGCATTCCATACAACTAGTGACTATTTAACTCCTGGATATGCAGATTGGTTTAGCCCAATAGAAACTGAGATAGTTAAAGATTGGGTAAGATATTTGAATAAAAATAATTAATTAATTAAAATAAAGTAAAAATGAAACAATTTATTAAACAAGGTGAATTAAAATTAATAGGATCAGGTTATTTAGTAAATTCTAAAGAAGAACCAGTAACAAATAGTGAATTTGTATATGCTCAAAAACAAGCTGAGTTTGTAGTAGTGTTAGCTGAAAAAGCTAAAGGTAAAGATTTCAAAGGTAAAGATGCAGATTCAATGTCAGCTCTTAAGGATGAAGTTTGGAATTTATTGAATGGTAATAAGACTAGAGCTTATATTACTGCTCCAACAGCTCCTAAAAGATCTACTACTGAGAAATTAAAAGAAGAAGCTTTAGCATTTATTGGATATCAAGAAGATGTTGAGAAAACTGAAAAAGTTAACAATTTCTTAAATAAATTCAATAGTATTGCGGAACTGGAAGACTTTGGTCTATACTTTAGCCAACCAGATCAACCTGTTAAATTGAACAAAATCTACACTATTAAAGAGATAGTTGCATCAGTAACTTCTGTAATTGACTTATTGTAGTATAATTTTATCATGTTAATTAAAACCCAGATACTCTAATATCTGGGTTTTTTATTTAAATAAAATGGAAAATAAAACAATATTCTGTTATGAACTTTGCGAAGGTGAATTCATGGATTGTGGAAATTGTAGGCACTATAAAAATAATATAATGGAAGAAAATATAAAATTAGCTATTGAATGGTTAAAAGAACAACCTGTTAGAGGAGTAATTACTGGAAGTTGTATGTTGGGATATTTTGAAGGACAAGATGTAGATATTTTTGTTTATGATGAGAAATCATTTAACAAACTAATATTTGCAATGTATCATAGCCCTAAGTTTCAGATACTTGAACCCCTGGAATTATGGAAATTTAACAGATATATTGATCATGCATACGACAATTATCACAAAGTAGGATTACTAACACTTAAATTTTATTTCAATACATGCATTCCTGTTAATGTGATTCTAAAGAAATCTTACAATAATATATTTGGAATTCTCTCAAGTTTTGATATGGATATTATCAGTAAAGGATTTGATTTAGAAACTAAGCAATATTTAGATTTATCTGGAGATAGCGCATCTACTAAAATAGCATCTTGGAATAAATGGAATACAACATTTTATGACCCAGAAATGTGGGAAGTAAATAAATTACTTCGTCAATTAGAGAGGGTATTTAAGTATCACAGAAGGGGTTACAACACTGATGTAGTAGCATTGAAATATATTGCACTTATTGATGAAATATTGAAACTTCAAGATATATTTAACTCAGCTAATTATAGTGAGAAGTTAAAAGTTAATAAAGAGAATCTTAAAGTAATTAAAATGATTTGTAATAAATGGTTAGATACCCATGAAATTACAGAGGAACAAACTGAATTGTTAAAACTTAAAATACATGAATTATAATGGAATATACAATAGATGATTTATTGAATATGCTTCAATGTCCAAATGACAACGGTGAGGTAGATAATAAACTATCTCCTAGAGAGATTTGGGATATGGTAGCTAATAAAGAATCCTATGAGAAAATGGGATTTGCTAGTGAACAAGATTTAAAAACCTATTTGGAAGAGAATCCTTATTCAGATTTATAATTATGGGAAAGAAGAAAGTAAATTTAATAGAAAAGTTTATTAATGATAATAAACTTGACTTCACAGGAAGTGGTAGTGATTTGAATGGTAATTGTGTAATACTTGCTGGATATGCTTGTTATTTAGGATTAAGTTGGGATCAATTAAACGATTTAATGCAGATAAGTGCATATACAAGTAGCAGTTCAGAATCAGAATTAGAAAGAGTTTTCAAATATGCTGAAGAGAATAATTATGGTGAATATTGGAAGACGCCTACTGCTAAGAAAACTTATGTGTTTTAATTATGAGAACATTTCTTTGTAAGGCTGATTCTAAAAGACCCTTGATGCATTGGACAATGCTCAAAGAAGATAGTTACTTTGAAGGCCCAGTACCAGAAGGATATAGACTTTGTGCATCTCCATCTAAAGGATATGTCATATTAGATGTAGATAGACATGATGGTAAGGATGGATTTGAGAATATTCCTATTAAAATAATAGATGAATTAGAACAAACTTTTCATTATCCTACTAAAAATAATGGAGTACATTATTGGCTCCGTTATAGTGGTAGTAAACCTTTAGGTAATAAAACTTCTGGACAGGGGTATGATTTGAGAACGGAAAAGGGGTATGTTTGCTACTATATGAATGATGATATCAGAGATAATTTACATCTTATTAAAGAAACATCTCCAGAGTTAAATAAATTCTTAGAAACTTGGTTTAGTTATAAAGATTAAAAAGGGGAGAAATCCCCTTTTATTTTACGTCTTGATCAAATATATCTAAGAAACTAACTATCTGTCCTCCTAATGGCATTAATCCAAATGTTCTCATCATAGCTGGAGTTTTATCTTTTTCAGCTTTATTCAATATAGCATGGTATTTAGGATCTCCTAAACCAAGTGTTTCAGCACCTAAATCTCTTGTTACATCAAGTGTATTTTGTGCCCATTTATATACTCCATCTATTGTACTAAAGTCTGCAAATGGACTATTTATAAGTTCTTTAATGGAACCTGGGTTGGTCCAAAATGTTAATTCAAGTAATCCTCTATTAGATGATTTGAATGCATTCTTAGCAATAGCTCTTGTAATCCATTCTTCATCATCATCTGGTATCATTGCTTTAGCTAACGAAGTTATAGCAAATAAAGTGAGTATAATACTTATCTCTTTAGCCATACCAGCTAATTTAGAAGCTCTAAATTCTTCAAATTGTTCTAAAGTAACTTTACCTCTTAAATGAGCATTTTCTTCTTTACTTAAAAAGTCTTCAAAGGCTAATTTAGTAGCATGTTTATTAACATTACCAGATTTATAGTAAGAATAATCTCCTTTTAACCTACTTACTATTGGAGCATCTAAAAATACTTCAACAGCTAAATTTTTAAAATTATTGAATATTTGCCATACACTTTTGCTACGTAGAAATTCTCCCATGAATACTTTATACCTTCCTACATCAAATTCCTCTAAATCTTCATCATATTTAAGGTTTTTGAATCTAGCTTGAGCTAATCCAGGAATCCAATTCCTAAACTTCATCATTGCTTTAATAAGGATATTTTTTCCAATAAGGTCTTTATTTTCATTAGAAGTTGTTCCTTTAATCATTCTTGAAGCTTTTCTAACTTTCTTTTTGAAATTTAAAAAGTTTTCTTGATTATCTGTAATTCCAGGTAAATGGAATTTATCATCTTTAATTTCAGCTAAATCATATAAAGATTTACTTCCTTTAGGTAATTTAGATATTCTTTGAATATTACCATTCTCATCGAAACCATGATTCATCATAATTGCAATTAAGAATGTTTCATCTGCTTTATCATCTGGAACTGACCATATTGTCATGAATCTATCCATTGATAACCATTTATTAACTTTAGAACCAGATAAATCATTAGCTTTATGTAAAGATAAATTTCTTGTACTTGGTTCAAAGAAATTAATAGCAAATAAAGACTTCTTATCTTTTTTAATAATTAAATCTCTAGCTTTTATGGATTGAGTATTTGTAAATAATATTCCTTCAGCAGCAACTATTTTATAGTTACTATATAAACCCACAGCATTACCGATTGCAGCAGCAATATTAAAAGGTAAAGATTTCATAGTTGTCCATTTGGATAACATCTGATAAGTTTTAGTACCTGAATAAACTTTACCTTGGGATACTATATTACCATTATCATTCAATATTGGTTTACCTTTAAAAGTAACATCTTTACTTTGAGTTTCTAATCCGTACCAGTACATATTGACATAAGAGTCAAATAAATCCATGTCATTTGTACCAACACCTTTTATCTTAACTAGTTTACCATTATCTTTAGTTCTTAAAGTTTTACCTGTAACACCAGTTTTAATAGTGTTAATGTTCTCACTATGCATCAAATGTTGTACAGATTTAATCTCGTCAACTGTATCGTTATAAAACTTATTGGTTAATACAGATTGAGCAAATAATAATAATGATTTAGTTAAATCAAAACTTTTAGTTTTTAAACCTTTTTGGTATTCAAGCTTATTAACCCTTTTTTTCAATTCGGTCTCATAATCTATAGATTCTGAATCTAAACCTTCATTAGTTAATTCTTTTTTAATACCCTCTATTTCTTCATCAGTTGCAACATCCCATAAAGGAGCATAATGAAGTAATGGTATAATAGGTAAAGGTTTACCTGTAGATGGATCAATTTCTCTATCTGAAATATCATATTGTACAACTTCAAGAGAATGTTTCATCTCTCTAAATATATTCTTAGCTGCACCAATACCAACCTCAAATACTCTATCTAAAGTATCTTGTCTTATATTAGCTACAAAATACTTATCTATTTTACCATCATATAATTCATTAAAATATTGATTTAACTCAACATATTGGTTATAAAAGTCTAATAATGCTTCATTACCTTGTTGATTTAAAGTTTTCCAACCTTCTGAATAATAATCTGAATTATCTTTTAATTGAAGATATGGGTTCTTTTCATATACCCAAGCTGAACTACTGAATTTACTATCCCAAACATCAAATTTACTTCTAAAAGTATTTAATCTTTTAGTACGTTCTCTTTCGTGATATTCTCCAGCCTCAGTTAATTTACCCTTTTCATCTAATTCCTCTGGATAATCTTTAAGTAATTTTTTTTCTAGTGCTACTAAATTTTCTTCATATTGTTTCTTTCTATTCTCAGTAGTCTCAAGGTTATTCTTTATCCAATTTAAATCTTTATTCTTTCTAGCAGTATGTAATTCTTCAAAATATTCTTTCTTAAATTTCTTAATTAAAGAACCCTTATCAAAATCATATATGCTTTTATAAGCATCATATATACTTATACCTTTAGATTTAGCCCACTTACGAAGATTATTCTCTTTATCTTCCATAATCTTATGGATTCTATTGAATTCTCTTCTAATATTATCCTCATTAACTTCAACTAATTTGGCCATTCTTTTATAAGTCTCACCATCATATTCTTGAAGTGTCTTAAATATACCTAAAATATTTGAAGTCTCAACTAAATCAGAGGTTATAGATTTCTTTTGAGTCTTATTTAAAGTTTCAGTAATCTTTTGTAAAGTAATAGATCTAATATCTGCTACCATTGTACTAATAGTAGCTAATTTTTCCTTATTTTTATCATTTATGAGAGTACTTCCACCTTGGTCTAATATCTTTTGTCCAAACTCTTCAAAAATCTTCGCATACATAAGATAATTATTGAAATCAGCGTATGTATAATTTGGACTATTGGATGGTTCTACTTCTTTTTTACGAAGTTGTTTAACCAATCTAGCTACTTCATTATAAACAAATATTGCGTTTCTATTAAGTTGTATTTCTTTAATAGACCTATCAATCTTATCTACCATAGTTTTTAATTCCTCTTTACCAGGATTATTAGCAGATTCAGTCTTTAATCTATTTTTCAACTTAATAATATCTTCTAAAGCTTCACTCAAAGGTTTATCTTCAGTAACTAATTCATTTGCTAATGGAAGTTGTTGCAAATACTCTTTTTCTTTATTAGCAACCATTTCAATCTTAGCAAATCCAATAGAAGGGTGTGTATTGTGATATTTACTTTCAAAATTTAATTTGATATTAATAGGTAAAACCCTACTCTCAGCAAATTCTTCTACACCATATTCTTCTTGAAGCATTCTCTTAACTACAGTCATTTTAGCTTCATAAGCATCTATCTTATAATCTGCCAAACCTTTAACTCCAGTAACATCTTCGTAAAATTGAATTCCTTTATAATCATATATTCCAGTAGCTCCATTAGGATAAACTACTAATACATCAACTGTATTAGATAAATCTTCTTTCTCTAAATAAAGATTTAATCTTGTATATATTTTAGGATCACCTTCAGCACCCTCAGTATATTTCTTAATCCTATTTGAATTCTCTTGAATCTGATTATAAATAAATTTAACTCCATTTACAACTTCTTTAAATTGTTCCTCACTAATTTTAAAGAATCCTTTTTTATTCTCTGGAGAGTTATAAATTTTATTAATTTGTTCATTATCTTTAAGATACTCAGAAACTGATGATATAACTTCTAATCTAATATCTTCAGAATTCTCAATCTTATCACCACTATCAAGTCTGTCCATAATATTAGCTGAAATATTATGGATATACATTGATTTAGTTGCTAATAAAGTAGATTTGTAATCATTCTTAGCATCAATATTACTTTGTTTATAATATTTCTGTTCGTACTCATTAGCAGTATGTTTAATCTTTTTACCTGTATTCTGATTAATATAAGAATAACTCTTAATATCGAATTTAACAAATCCTTTATTATTCTTCTCTAAATCAAACTTACCTATTAATTCATTTCTTTTATTAATATCTTCAGAAGACATTTCGTAATAAACTAAACCTTGTAATTCAGGTCCAGACATTTCTATTACTTTATCTAATGAAGTTAATCCTTTAGTATTACCTTGTAGAATTTGTTTAGCTGATTGAATAAAAGGATTTAAATCTTCAGATTTAATTAAACCTAATTTAGTTTTAATCCAATTCCATACTTTATTCAACCATTTAGAGAATAAATCTTGATTTAAAGCATTTTCTTTAATTGCTTCATCAACAATATATTGAGCTATTAATTTACCAATTGCTTCCTCTCTGAATTCCAATTCAGATGTATATATTCCACCATATTGAGTTTTAATATCGTTATATGTATCAAATCTGATAATTTTGTCCATCATTGAATTGTACATATCAGTATCTCTAATCATTGCTACAAATACGTGTGAACTCTCTTCAGGTAAAGTTGTAATATCCCTCTTATCTTCTATAACTTGAACTATCTTATTGAATATGTCAGCTTTAGCTACAGCATTAATTATATTACCATCAGAATCTTTTATAATCTTGGTATTCTCATAATTCATTCCTGCTGAAGTTAAGAAACTTTTCATCTTCTTCTCAACATCACTCATTACTTTAGAATGAGTTACTTCATCTAATGTAAATTGTTGATGTATAGTTCCAGGTTTCTCAGTAACAGAATTAAGTAATCTCCTATCTAAATCTTTTTGAACTATTTCATTCTCTAATGGAGTAAAATTATGTTTATAATCTAAAGAATATATTCCAGATTGTTTAATATTATTAATCTCAATATGAGCATCTAATAAATCAGTTAATTCATCAAATAAAGTATAATCATCAGATATAACTGATAGGATGAGTTCTTTTAATTTTTCCCAAAATGTCATATCTTTGTCCATTCCTTTTTCCCCAATTATTACAGAATTCAATGCTGATGCAAATTGAGAATGTGTCATAGCATAGGTAATGATTTCTTGGTACCCTCCTTTTTCAATTGCTTTCAATACCTTATCAACAATTGGAAAATCCTTTAAATATTTATTATCTTTAACTTTATTTATAAAGTCACTTATTTCATTTTCAAATCTCTTTTTAGAAAACTCATCTAATGTATTTAATCTATTGGTAATAATTCCATGTAAAGATTCATGAGCAAGAATTCTTGTCTTATCTAATTCATATAATTTAGGAAAGTTCTCACCTAAAGTAATTGAGTTATTAGATTTAGAATAATATGCTAATACACCAGCAGCTTGACTAACTCCTAAATCTTCAATCTCTTTAAATGTAGCAATCTTATTATTAATTTTAATATCTAAAGAATTAGCTTTTTTAAATACAAAATCATAAGTTTTATTACCTCTCTTTTGAATATCTGTCTCAA